CTCTCGGGTGGATAGATTCCTTCAGGTGGGTGGGCTTTTGGAAGGTCGTAAACTGGGAGCTCCAGCAGCTCCTAGGACTAAATACGATCTGGTTCAGCTTAGGTTGGTACGTCCCGTACCCTCAAACCTCAATCCCCTGGGTGTGGACAATAACTGACACCACACCACTCCTTATAGCACTTGTATGGTTCCTCATTCGTGGGGTTATCATGGAAGTCCAAAGTGTCCCACCTCTTACAACCACAAGGGAGCGTGATTGCTTAGCATACATGCGTTGTAAGACGGTCGGTGTACCTGTTGATATGACCAGGGTCCCTAGTCTTCGGGCTAGCATAGAAAGCTGGTGTGACAGGAGTAAGCTCGGAGAGCAGGAGAAGTATGCCTTAACAGCTAAGGTTTTAATACACCTCTCTCGACCTGACCAATATGGTCAAAGGTTACGATCGGCTTATTCCACACCAAGCAACATCCTCAACTGGAGCTTAGATAAGTTCCTGGGCCTTGGGTGGACATCAATATTGGCAGGTGGTGGGGCTTACCTAATGCGTTAGGAAGTCGCCGTGGAAGCTGGATGTGTTAGTGCCCCTTTCAAAGAAATGCGAAAAGGTGCTAGCATATCACCCCGAACTGAGGGTCATATCAGTAAAAGAATCCTAATACCTCTGTTGCGGGTCTCAGGGGAGTCTTTCCAAGTTCCACATGTGCATGAACAGTGTCAGTGTAACGAGGAAACTTCCCTCCGTAACCGAGTTCTATTTAAAGTACCAGCAATAACAGCTGACCTGACCCCTTATAAGGCGATGGCCCGCTGGTTGGGAAAACGTTTGGGTAGGCCATCAGAGCCCTATACCTGCGACCAAGCCGTGGCTGGGTTTCCTCCAAATAAGCAACAATTGTATCTGCGTCATCGTGATACAGTGGAGACCTGGTCCATCCTTCCTCGGGATGCTCGAATAAACTTCTTCGTGAAGTACGAGAGGCTACCTGACGGGACCAAAGACCCCCGTGGTATTCAATTCAGGATGAGAGCTTACTCTCTTGCATTGGCTACCTATCTGAAGCCCATTGAACATCGGTTGTATCAGATATCAGGTGATGGTATTAAGATGCCTTCGGGTAGATTAATAGCCAAAGGTCTAGGTATGGTGGAGAGGGCTACTTGGATCCGTAGGAAGATGGGTGCGTTCACTCGGCCCGTTGTCCTATCGATTGATGCAAGTAGATTTGATGCCCACGTCCAGAAACCTCACTTAATGCTAGAGCATTCTGTATACACAGAAGCGTGGAGAGATCTGCGTTTAAACAACCTGTTACAGATGCAGCTGGTCAACAAGGGAACAACATCAACAGGCTTAACCTACACATGTCCGGGTGGTAGGATGAGCGGGGATATGAATACTGCTCTGGGTAATTGTATCCTCATGCTTCTCTTTGTTGGAACCATATTAAGTGGTGAAGATTTCGACGTTTTCGATGATGGTGACGACTGTCTCATCTTTTGTGATGAGAGTAATGAAGTCAAGGTCACATCTCTACTAAAAGAACATCTAACAGCTTTGGGATTCGTTATTAAGTTTGAGAATAGGGCAACCGAACTGGAACATGTTACCTTCTGTCAGTCCCGACCAGTGTTCAATGGAGAGCACTACGTAATGGTCAGGGATCCACGTAGAATACTCGGCTATGGAGTATCTGGCAGCAAACATTCAAGGTCAACACAACATCAGTTTCAGTTATACTTAAAATCCATCGGTCTCTGTGAGCTAGCCCTCAACAGAGGAGTACCACTATTACAAACTTACGCTGAGAAGCTTATCCAATTGGGCGGATCGGTCAAACCAAGAGAGGGAG